GTATGGGTGCCTACTCTTCTTGGGCCATGCTGGCTGTCTTCAATCACTTTTTAGTGAGAGTTTCAGCTTAGCTTTGTGGCTTACCAGCCACCTTTAACTACTATGTAGTTTTAGGTGACGATGTAGTCATTGGTCATCATAGAGTGGCGCTTAAATATCGTCAGCTTTAGGATATGCTCGGGATCTCGGTTAGTGAAGGCAAATGCCTTACTAGTTCTGAGATCTGCGAGTTTGCGAAACAGCTCCGTGGGCCTTAGAAAGACATAACACCTTTGGGTGCTGGTCTATAGCTCAATTTCTTGCGCTTTAGACTTAATGTCTTTCCTTTACTCCTGGAAATGTACAGATTAGGTTACCTTGATTTTAAAGTTCCCGCTCGTGAATTTCTATCACGATTTCCTTCTCTTCAAGAGGGGGAAATCAGATAGATTTTGGCGGCGGCCTTCAATCCAGGGTCTCACGTGATCTCCAAAGGTCATGGGAGTTTAGCCGATGTACTGTTCGATGGAGCGTGGAACCCTTCTGTGTTGTCTTCAATCTACCAAGGTCTATTGACCGAGGTGAGTGATTTGACACGTGAAGGCGTTTCTCAGGCGAAAGAGGCAGACACTAATTATTACTATTTTTGGTATAATTATTGTCCTTCTCTTTCTGCCACCTAGAGCTATTACGAGTGCATGCTCTATTAGATCTCTCCTGCTTTTTGGGCTTATACTATCCGTTTTATGAACGGGTATAATAATGCCTTAAAAAGTTTGGAGAAACTCGATGACTATAATGTTTATCGAGTTCCTACAGAGGAGGATCTGGAGAAACTGTTTGGGGTTGGGGTCTTGCCTGTTATTACAGGTAAATCCTCCAGAGAGTCTAGACTCAATCTGAAACGCGTATCCCGCATATTTCGCTATGTCTTTAAAGACTGGCGTGCTGCGGAATTGCGGACTCAGATGATCCGTAAACCAGTGACCTTCAGTTCATCTGACTGGATCTGATTACAGGAGTATAGTAAGAGACGGAACCCTAGTAGGGTCCCACTTCATCCTGATAGTATACTATCTACACTTTAAGAGCTATGCTGCCCTTTTGGGGTATAGAAACATCTTCGGATGGCCTCTAACTTTTATTGTCCTGTAGTTGTATCAGTCTTGAAGTCTGGACCTCCATAATTGTAGGTCCTCCCTCTCGAACTATGATGCCTTGCCTTATCTTATTGATATAAGACTAGGTGCTGTGTCGGGTCAAGTAGCCGAC